GTCCTCTCCTTCGGAGCAACACACTGCGCTGAGTTAGCTCAACATTCAGTTGAGGTAACTGAGGCTAACTGACTGGAAGTCAGGCAAAAAGCTGGAATACTACTGCAAAACTGCAACATAGTTGCAGGGAGGGGGTCTCGGCAATCCGTTTCGGATTGCGTTTGCGGGTGTCTGTGTATATATATAATCCCCACGGTGTACATTTCTCATCTCTTTTTACGGATGATCTTGACACGGTCCATTATCTGCCTTTTTGCAGGCAAAACGAGTTAACTCTTTCATTATCAAACCCGTAAGCGACGTTACATGAACTATTTGTTTACTATTGACTTTTGAAAAATTGTTTTATAACTTTGCGAAGTTGTTTATGAGTAACAACATGGCCTCATTGCTTTAGATTAGAGGAAAGAAAAAGCAGTATATTTGTTTTAAACACAACGATAGCTGTATCTATGCCTATACGAGTAATAAAATCCCCTCCAGAGAGTCAAGCCGAGATTAGACAGGGGGGTTCATCTACAATTCAGTCCATTGGAGACTTTTTAAGGGCTGCATCTCAACCCGTAAGCTACTTCCGTGAGATCGGGGAGGGTAATTTTCTTCCTACTCAGGCGGAACTGGAATCAAGAGGAGTAAGTCCCGTTGATATGGCTATGGCTTTGTTCAATCCATTCGATCACCTCTACGCTACGGGTGCTGAAGTGGACTTATTTAACGACCCTAACTACGGATCTTCTTCAAGAGACCCCCGCTTGAATTATGCCACGATGGGTCCTGTCGCCTCTATGCTTCTCGGAAGCACTGCAAACAGGGCTCAGAGAATCGCACGAGCACCACAACTACAAAAAGCGGCTAATATCCTAAAAGGATACGGCATTAAGGGTCTAGACGCCATTTCACCAGGTACTCTAAGGAAGGTTCGAGAATCCGCAAAGGGGGCTCTTCCTGCCGATTTGAGGGATGCTCTTGATGTGTTTGCCGACCTTGACTCAAAGGCTTATAAAATTGGTGACGACATCCATAATGCTATGCCTGGATCTGATTTTGGAGTTCCTTCTGACCAGGTCTTTAACCCGCATGCGTTCTCAGAGTGGCTTAAGTCCAATAACCCTAAACTCATTCTTGACTATCAAGCAGGAAGTCAAAACAGTCCAGAGATGAGTAGGGCGTTTAAGGATTTTTCAGATCAGCTTCTTACGTCCTATAGAGGAGTAGGTGTACCGATTGATGATATAAACAAAGCCAGGGATGCTGTTGTCAATCCAAGAGGAACCTCTCATCATATTTACGGGGAAGGAAGATACTCTTCTCCATCTCTAGATTTGGCTTCTGGATATGGCGATAAAGGCAGTGTTGCTCGTGTTAAGTCTGGAGACTTTCCTATAAATTCAAAAACCAGTGACATGGCTTATGGGTTAGACAACATGTACAGAGAAGGGACTGCGTTTGGTGCTAGGAGTCAGCCAGGAGGTTATATATACATGAAAGATGCAGCGGGGAATCGGCTGTATGGTCAAGATAACTTAGATGCCTTGGGGTGGGCCGCTAAGAACGATCAGACTCATCGTATGAATATAGATATGGTTCCTTTCAGATATGGACTTCGAGATAATCAAATGGTTAGAGTTACGAGAACTCCTACTCAATCCATGCCTTCTTCCATGGAATTTAAGTTAGAGGACATCGTGGGAACCCAAGACGCTACAAGTTTAGCCAGGCCAACCCTTTTTAATAAAGACGCCATCACGGGCTCAAGGATCTCTAAGGGCGACAAAGGGTCAGGCCTAAGAGGAGATGGTAGCGTGGCTCTACAAGACTATACTGAAGGGGCATACTTTAGGCCTTCTGAGCAGCTGGCAGGCGGTTTGGGTCTTGTTAGTCTGGAAGACCTTCAAAAGCTTGGTTACACCATTCCAACAAAATACCTTCAAGGCGGCAGGATAAAGCCCATGAAGAAATATCCAATGAAAGTAATGAAGAAATGAATACAGCAAGACGTCGACAGCAGGGGTACCGCGTAAACAAGAGAGAGATCCAAGATCCTCTTTCTTCTTTCGCGCAGAACGGTATAAAGACGCAGGGTGACCCGCCTAACCCCCTAGATATGCTCCAGGAGGATGTTTCTCCTTTCGTGAGGGGTATGAAGGATGTTTCTGAGTTCAATGCCAAGTACAACGATATGATGTACGCTCTTGCTGAGTATCAGAACATGCTTAAGAGGGGTGAGGAGATGACTCCTAAGTCGACGGTACAAGTCGGAATGAAGCCCATTAAGAACACCCCCCAAAGTAACTATATAACCGCTTCAGATATTGCAGCGCTGGCCGATGCACGCGCGGGCGATGGGGCTGTCATGAGCTTCGAGGACCTTATGGGTCAGATAGCGTATGGGGAAAGCGGCAATCAAAACATATTCCAGGACGCACCTAAGCTTAGGCAGAGCAGGAGGGCTCAGGGGGAGTACCAGATGGAGGCGGCAGCAAGAGAGGCGGCAAACAATTACGCCGCAGCTTTGGCAAAAGGAACAAACATGGACTTCAATCCGTTTACGGAAGAGCAACTGTCTGACATCGTAAACAACCTAAGCAAAGACGAGAGAGATCTTTTGGCATATTCGTATATCTACGGCCCAGAGGATGTAAAGACATCGGATGTTCTAACGGGTAGAGTTGACGTACCTGAGTTTTGGATGCAGAACTGGAACAAAGGCAGAAAGGATAGGTCTCAAGAGTTCGGCGAGCGTATCGCAGACTACCCAGGGCGATAATTTTAAATAGCATATATTTGCAGCCATGGCAGATTTGACACTCACGATCACAGAAGCGGTCACCCTGAACGGGACATCCCACGGGGCAATCAACACTCAGACCATCACTGGCGTAGATGATGTCCTGCATAGAATTGTAGAGGTACCGACTTCAGGGTATATCGACCTCGTGAACTTCGCGGCAGCCGCTTCTGGCGTAGCCATCGCGGACTCTACAGCCAAGCACATCAGAATTACAAATCTCGACGCAACAAATTTCGTCACGCTTCGCGTGAGGGAAACGGCTGTCCAGGAGTACTTCGTAAAGATCGAAGCAAAAGACTCCTTTATACTAGGTAACTCCGTATCTGACGCCAATGCCTCTGGAGCTGGCGCAGCAGGTCATTCATCACTAACAAACCTCGACGAAATCGAAGCCATAGCCAATACAGCTGGTTGCAACGTCGAAATCTTTATAGCAAGCTAATATGAACAAAGGACTTAGAGCTCTTAAAAAAGAAAGCCCAGAGGCTTACAATAAGATTATGGGAAAGATGGCCATGGACGGCATGAAAAACATGATGGGCATGGGCGGCGTGAATGAATACGGAATGGGCGGAAAAAACATGTACAAAGGCAAGCTTGCTGAAATGGGCATGAAAGTCATGAAGGACTATGGCATGGGGGGGAAGATGTACGATAACGGCGGCGAGGTGCCTGGCGTAGACAAAACAAGCAGAGACACTCAGATTGGATTTAATGTAGAGGGTCAAAGGCCGATAATGGGTGACGCAGATCAAATCTTTATTGATGGCCTCCCCGTTAGCGGTAAAGAGCTAAAGGCATATCTTGAGGAGATGAGTGAGGGAATGAAGGGACAAGGGGGCATGGGTGTAGCTGATGCTCTCATGGCTATTGATGCTAGAAGAAAAAGAGAGATGCACGGAAGGGATCGTTTGGGACCTGGAATGTACAGACCAACCTCAAATGAAGAGCTTGCATCAGCCCAAAAAGCAGCTGGAGTTAAGGCTCTTATGGACAGACTTGACTCGTATAGCTCAAGGAGCAATAGAGATTACTAAGACCTAATGTATAGGCAAAAAAAAAGCCCCTTTCGGGGCTTTTCTTTTACTCAATAGTTAGTGTAGCTAAACTACTTTCTAGTGAACTAGTGACCCATGATCTGCAACCATTAACGTTGGGCCCTGGGTTGATTACAAACTTATCAATAATGTTCTGATCTTCAGTTACGGTGATGATAAACGTTGATCTTACGGATGTGATGTCATTCATAGTGAACCTATCTACTGTAACGGGCTGTACCGCTTGATGACATACATCGTTAAAGATTTGATCTACCTCGTATGTAAACACATCCTCAAGCGTGTTTACAGGAGCTACTACGAAGGTTGAAGAGCACTGAGCGGAGACGATGGTTGGTACTGAAACCAACAGGGTAATTAGAAAGTTTTTCATGATGTGTATTAAAATTAATTTTGTAAATTTGAGTTTCTTGCTGATCTCATTCTATGGATAACTTTCGACACTTCCAAATTTCTGACTGTAAAAATTCGTTAAGGGCTTGAAGAAGTTTTACTTCAACCCGAAAAGAAAAACAAAAGTCTCCAGCGTCGAGAATGAAAAAAGACGCCTAAACAATGAAGCTGTCAAAAAATCTATCACTCGCCGAGGTAACGAAAAGCATAACGGCTAAACGACTCGGCATAGACAACACACCAGATGATTGGGTACAAGGAAATCTTAAAGCGGTTGCAGAACACGTATTTCAACCTCTTAGGGACGCTTTCAAGTGTCCTATATTCGTTTCGAGCGGGTATCGTTCGGCTGATCTCAATGTTGCGATCGGCGGCTCAGTTCGTAGTCAGCACGTGGAGGGAAGAGCACTCGATCTTGACGCGGATGTATTCGGAAGGTGTAAGAACTCTGAAATCTTCGAGTATATTCGTGAGAACTTGGAGTTTGATCAGCTTATTTGGGAATTTGGCACTGAGAACAATCCTGATTGGGTTCACGTGTCTTACGTTTATGATGGCATTAATCGTGGTCGGTGCCTCAAGGCTTGTCGAGATGATGAGGGCCAGACGTACTACAAAGTAATATTTGGAAAATCACTATAACTATGGAAGACGAATTCGACGACATCAGCTTTTTGGATCAAGACAAGTTGAAAAAGCAAGAGGACAAGGTCAAGTCTGGAGAGATAACATGCAACCTCGACGCCCCTGAGGACTGCGAAAGCTGTAGCGGATAATGCTGGGGCTAGGTCAGTCATCGTCTCATGGTGGCGCTCCTGATACTACCTTTAAGCTTGGTATACAAAGGGCAGTATTGCAAGATAGGCCCAATGACGCCTCTTTTAGCATAAGGTGCGGGCTGCTGGATGATGGTACTCGGGAACAGATAGGTCAACCAACTCAGGGAGCATATACCAGGTATACAGCCCTAACTGCCGATGTGACGATAAACAGAGTCAACACTGACACTGGTGCAGTCATCTCCACAGCTACAGCAACGCTAAACGTATATAAGCCAGGATCGAGCTCATCTAATATTTTTCTTACTGATGCTACTGGAGATTCTAGCGAAGAGGATCTACAAGATGATAATGGCGACGACACGCTGAATCTGGCTGACACTAACGTGTTTAGCTCAGACATCTCAACTTCTGACGAAGCTCAGGCCTTTAGAGTTGATGTTATTTTGAAAGGAACAGGCTTTTTAGACTCAGACTCTATCTCAAGCGCGGCCCTCGGAACAAGCCTATCTATAAGCGCATAATCATGGCATTAGAATTACTTTACGCCCCACACTGTGACCTGAGTACATCGGACAACACTGTTATCGGAGACTCACAAAAGCTTCCTAACAGGACGTCGGTAACAAGAAACGGAGGTCAGTCCACGGCCTCACGCAGGCCTACACATAGGGCTGCTGGCATTAGTGCCAAACTTCATGATGATGTTGCGGGTTTGTCTTTTGACGGAGGTGACGGATTGGATCTTTCTGTTCAAGTGAACCTTGTAGGAGTCCCTTACACTCTAATATGTGCATGGGTGGGGGGCAACTACACCTCAGATACTTGGCTGTTTACATCTAATACTAATCAAGCTCATTACGGTATTGAGGCAGGAGGGGCGGGTGTCTTATTGGAGCCTAACAGCAGCAGGTCTCCAGCTGGGGACGAAGACACCATCCCAACGAATAACACTGACAACGGCACTGTAAGCTACACGTTTGGGGATGACGTAGAAGCACTCATTATCTCTAATGAAGGTGATGATAACGTAAACTTCTACAACATTGACGGAGACTTGATAGCAACCAAGAGTGAACCTCTTTATGACTCAAACTTTCCTCTAGACTTTCTCATGCACAAAGGCAATGGAACCAATGGTTTGGCTGGAATACTTTTAAAGGTCCAGGTCTGGTCTGACCGAGCAATCACAGCATCAGAAGCAAGAGCAGTAGGACAGTCTATAAAGAATTTAAAAAACGAGGATTAATTTTAATGGAAAATTTTGAACGACAGTCATTCTTTGTGACTGGTTTGCCTCGCACGCGCGGGGCTTGGTTGGCTCACTACTTAAACACCATGTCTTGCTGTGAGCACGAGCCTGGACTTAGAATAATGGAGGGAACAATGGCTGGTGATCTATGGCCTGGGGTCCTAGGACCTATAGGTGCTGTAGATTCAAGCTTTCCTTTGTGGGCTAAGCAGGCCTATAACGCTTACGGTGATCGCCCTATAGTAATTATTAATCGAGACCCTCTGGAGGTTATAGAGTCGCTAAAGCAGGAGTTTCCTAGCGGTATAGGCGAGGCCTTTCCATTCCAGTACGGAGATATAATCTCTCAGGCACTCATTGACCTCGAAGGGGTAAGAACCCTGTACACAAACGTACTAGAGGTAGACTATGAAGACATAGACTCAAGGATAGAAGAGATCGTAAGTCACGTGCTAGGAAATATGCGCTTTAGATTCAATCAGGAGAAGTACGATTACATGAACAGGTTTAAGATTGCCGTTCATCCCCAGAAGTACCAGCGCCTTCTAGACAGCGGTAATATGTCTGGACAAGCAGCCTTGCTCTTTGGGTAAGACCGTATCTAACCCTGTAGTTGTATTTAGTCTCCTCCCTGAACAGGTGATCCTCGTATGTATCTGACGGGGTAAGCCTGTCGAAGTGCTTGTATACGTATCCGTTGTTTACAAGCTCGTATACGATGCGCTCCCCCAGCTTTTTCTTATTGTACCCATAGTCTTTGGCGGCGTAGTCCAGAGTCCAGAACTCAAGGTCGTATGCCCAAAGCATAAAGTTCAGTTCTTTTTCGAAGATGTCGGAGCTCTTGCAGAAGTCTACCGTGGTGGACCTTAGGTGCTTTAGGTAGTTCTTTTTTACGTACCTTTGATTGAGTCGGGAGAAGTCCCTGAAAAGTTTCTTCCGTGATACTGAACTTTTAGGCATTAAATTATGGATATGGATCACCACGAAGATATGGAGGAAGAGGGCTTTTGGTTCGAAGTCCAAGAGATTTCCTTGGCCATACAAGACCTAGTGAAAAAATACGGAATGGAGGACAGGGTTCTTTCTGCAGTCGTTGTGGGTCTTCTTGAGCCAGTTACGGAAGATGAAAGCAACATGAAGGCCTTCTTCAATTACAATATACAAACAGATGGCGAGCTAGATGCCATAATAGACTTTATGAAAAACTCTTACGTCTCACCCGACGACGACTTAGATCTAGACGATCTTATCGGAGGGCTGGGGATATCATTAAATTAAAATGGACGGACTTATTAGAAAGATCATCATCGGGCGAGACCCGAAGGATGCCATGGCTTATTTCGTAGGAATGCGTGCGGGGAAGGGAAAGGTTAGCGCAATAATAATGGATGAAGAGCACCTTTTTAGGTACAATAAGAAGAGATATCTTGTATATTTGCAGGAGGAAGACGAATCTCAAGTTTTGTGGAAAGCTGTCGATGACATGCCCTGCATTCTTGAGTTCGATCTAAACTTCTAATGAAATGAAAACATTTGATCTTTTCGTTGTTGAATTAAAAAAGAAAATCAATGACACCATCAAGACGGAAGGCGGCCTTGAGATATATGTCGATAACCGCTTCAACGAGTTTAAGCATAGGGTCAATTCTGGCCCTTTGGTTGCTGTTCCTTTTAAGCATGATGTAGGAGCTAAGCCTGGAGACACGCTTTACTTTCATCATCTAGTTGTTTTAAACGAAGGGCAGGTTTTAACTGGTCATGACGATCACTACCTTGTTAGGTATTGCCCTCCAGACATATCTGTCATAAATAATCAGGGAATTGCATACAAGTCAAAAGATACTGGCGAGGTACACCCTATTGGAGGATGGATCGTTCTGTCCCCGCACGAAGAAAAAAAGGAGGCGGAGTCGGAGGTTATCGAGGTCGTTAAACTCAAAGAGGATGTCGTGACAAAAGGCGTAGTTGCCTTTGAGTCAGATAAGACAAAAGAGCTAGGCCTTAACCCAGGAGACGTAGTTGGATTTAAAAAGAACATGGACTACAGGTTTAAGATCGACGATGTCGAATACTACCGAGTAGACTATACTGATATTTACTATGTCGAAGAAGAAGTTCAAAACGATTGATGCTGCTAAGCGCCTTATGGCGTCAATGGAGTCTGCTATAGACAACATGATTGATGAAATCAAAAAGCCAGTAGATCCAGACATTAACGGCAGCGCTAGAAAAGCAGAGCTTCAATCAATAAAGCAGACTGCAACGGACTGTAAAGATCTAATCGTTGAACGTCAGCGATTAGAGCAAATGATTAAAGATTTAAGTACCAATGGATCAATCGAAGAAGCAAAAGACTACAGCGGAGGTTTCGCTGAAAGATTCTCTAAGTGATTGGAAACAAGTGGTTTGGCAATACAATAAAACAGATTACAGGTTTTGGGAAGACTCTTGGAACGAAATTGACAAAGACTAACCGCGAGTATCCCCTCAAGCTTATACCTTGTAGAAAGGGTAACTGGTCACATGTGGGTTCAAGTCCCACTTCGCGGACAAATTAAATATTATGGCTAAAAATCAAGCATCAACTTACGTTGAAAAAAAGAGGGTGAAGCGCAAAGGCGTTCACTCCAAGACTAAGCAATCTAAGAACAAGTCCTCTAAGATGTACACCAAGCTAAACAGGGGTCAAGGAAGATAATTGTATATTTGCTTTATGACGAAGCGCGACTACAAAAAAGAATACAGGAAGTACGGAAAATCTCGTGCAGCCAAAAAGTATCGCGCGGCCCTCAATAAGTACAACAGGAAGAAAAAGACCTATGGAAATGGCGACGGTAAAGACGCCTCTCATGTCGGATCAAAGATCAAGGGCTTTCTAAAGGCTAAAATCAATAGGGCCAACAACAGGCCCAAAAAGAGAAACAGTAAAGGTTAATGCACTCGTAGCTCAACTGGATAGAGCATCGCCCTTCTAAGGCGAGGGTTCGGGGTTCGAGTCCCTGCGGGTGTACTAAATTAAATTAAAATGAAAGTTGTTTCTAGGCTTGCGCTATTGATCTTAATGATTATTCCGTTTATGGATAGCGCTTCATCTGTTTCAAACAGAAGAGCAATTAGATACAATCAAGGGCAAATTCATGAAATGATAATTACATTAAACCACTTAAATAAACCTATTCATGGCTACTTACATTTGTGAGTGCGAAAAAAAGCACGAAGAAGACAAGTCTGGGGTTACGATCAAGTTCGTTGACGGGAAGGCTCAGCATCAGATACAGTGTCCATGTGGAAAGTACATGGTCCTCAAGAACCCCAAAACAGGCGCCCCCAGCTTTAAGAGCAACAGGTGGGGTCAAGTCTTTTGAGCGTTCTTGTAAACATAGAAGACTATGATGACCCTGTTATCTCAATTTGTCCCAACGGTTCGAAGGGTGAAATTGTTTCAATCGGTGGGATACTCATTGCACTTCCCGCTCAGCCTCCCAAAAAACAAATTGCAGGACATGGAAGGGCAGACCACCTGCAGCTGTGGGAAAGGTTATCTATGCCGCAAGAGCTGTCTAGGATTAAGTCTATGGATGAGTGGGGGGAGACACCCAGGGAGTTTAGACAGAAGTTTCGTCCGTATATCGAAGAGGAGTTTCGCCGTAGGCGTGAAGGCTTTTGGTTTTACAATGCAGGTGTCCCTACATATATTACGGGCAGGCACTATATGATGCTACAGTGGACTCGCATGGACATCGGAAGCCCCGATTACCTTGAGTTCCAAAGAGATATATTTATTCACTTCGCGGCGTGTGAGGCAGACCCAAGGTGTATAGGTCAGCTTTACACCAAGTGTCGTAGATCTGGATACACTAACATTTGCTCGGCTGTCCTTTTGGACGAAGCAACACAAGTAAAAGATAAGCTTCTTGGCATACAGTCAAAGACGGGTAAGGACGCACAGGAAAACATCTTTATGAAGAAGGTAGTTCAGATGTTTCGTCACTACCCTTTTTTCTTTAAGCCTATTCAGGATGGTACCACCAATCCTAGAATGGAGCTGGCATTTAGGGAGCCAAGCAAAAGGATTACAAAGAACAACAAAACCTCACAGACAGGAGAGGCTCTTAACACCGTAGTGAATTGGAAAAACACGACAAACAACGCTTATGACGGTGAAAAGCTACACATACTTTACTTAGACGAAGCAGGAAAATGGGAAAAACCTACAGACATAAGAGACGCCTGGAGGATTCAGAGGACTTGTTTGATCGTAGGGCGAAAAATAGTCGGAAAGGCAATGGTGGGAAGCACCGTAAATCCGATGGGAAAAGGGGGGAAAGAGTACAAGGATCTGTGGGCCGATTCGGACCCCACGGAGAGGAACAAGAATGGTAGGACTAGGTCTGGACTATACCGACTCTTTATATCGGCTGATATGGCGCTTGAGGGCTTTTTTGACAAGCACGGTAGAGCCGTTCACGAGGACCCAGAATCTCCTGTTGAGGGAATAGATGGTGTCGATATAGAACTTGGAGCCCGTACTTATCTCAAAAACGAGAGAGAGGCACTCAAACACGACGCCTCCGAGATGAATGAAATAATTAGGCAGTTCCCTTTTACGACTGACGAGGCGTTTAGAGATAGTATTGAGGGGAGCATATTTAATGTCGGAAAGATATACGAGCAGGTTCAATACAATGACGAGCTGTTTCCCAATCCAGTTGTAACTGGAAATTTTTCTTGGAAAAACGGAGAAAAAGACACTGAGGTGGTTTTTGGTCCAGACCCTAATGGGAGGTTTAAAATAGCCTGGATGCCACCCAATGAAGTTAGAAATCAATCTAAATTTCACAGAGGCAAACGTATTGCGCCAAATGCAGAGCTGGGGGTAGGCGGGGTTGACTCTTATGACCTTGACGCCACCGTCGATGGACGGGGGTCTAAGGGTGCGCTACACATGTACAACAAGTTTCACATGGAGCATCCATCTAACATGTTTGTTCTTGAGTACGCGTCCCGTCCGCCTTTAGCTAAAATCTTCTACGAAGACGTTCTTATGGCTGCTGTGTTTTACGGCTACCCCATCCTTATAGAGAATAACAAGTACGGAATCGCAAGATACTTTGAATCAAGGGGTTACGATGGGTATCTCATGGATAGGCCTAAGCACCTAATGAGCTCTAGCTCTAAGGTAAACGTAAAGACAAAGGGTATCCCGTCAAATTCTCAGGATGTCATTCAGGCTCACGCTCACGCGATAGAGGCTTACGTTCATGATCACGTTGGAGCCAATCACAATACTGGTGAAGTAGGAAAGATGTACTTTAACAGAACCCTTGAGGATTGGGTGGGCTACAAAATAGACAACAGGACCAAATTTGACTTGACTATTAGCTCTGGACTTTGTCTTCTTGCTGCTCAAAAGGTTAAAGCAAAGGCAAAGACCTCGGAGTTTAAAGAGGCTAAGTTTTTTAGGCGATACAAGCACAATTAACTCATCCTCTACATTTACTATATTTGCAAAAATGTATACCCACAAAGATGTACGGTAGCTCAAGAAAATCGTCTAAGTCATTTCCAGATCCCCTAGCGACTCAAGAAGAAAAACTTGGGAATGAGTACGGACTGGCTTATGCAAGGGCCATTGAAGCGCAGTGGAATGGTTCTTCGCCAGACGACTCTGCTATCAACAGAAGAAATAAAGACTTTCATGTAAACAGAAAGTATGCCAACGGCACTCAGGATGTTGACATCTACAAAAGGCTTTTAAACACTCTAGACCCTAACAACAACGACGGAACTCTTTTGAACATGGACTTTAGTCCAGTTCCTGTGCTTCCTAAGTTTGCGAAGATAGTTGTAAACAAAATACTTTCAAGAAACCTTTACCCCAACATTGAGGCTATTGATCCACTATCATCATCGTTCAAGGATCAAGAAAGAAAAAAGATGGAGACTCTTGTCAATAGCAAGGGTCAGCTGCAGGAGCTTAAGTCTTCTACTGGCATGATCATCAACGAGGACCCAGACAATATTCCAGACTCCATGGAGGAGGCTGAAATCTTTTTGGGTGAAAACATTAAGGTTAACGCAGAGGTGGCAGCTCAGCTTGCAGCTCAGGCCACGCTTGTGTGGAACAACTTCGCAGACACTACCTTTAGAAGAGCCGTTAACGACCTTGTGTCTTGCGGAATGTCTGTAATCAAAAGGATTAACGATCCGTCTCAGGGTATAAGCATTAAGTATGTGGACCCGAAGGACTTTGTCCATAGCTACACGGAGGACCCAAACTTTGAAGACATCAGCTACGCTGGAGGGGTTAGAAGGGTTTCTATGTCTGAGCTCAAAAGACTTGCGGGAGAGAAGCTTACAGACGATCAGTACAAAGAAATCGCTAAAAAGTCTGCTGGTAGACACGGAAACGACTCGTCAAGTCTTCACAGACAGCACTACGACAATCAGTCTAGACGTACTGTGTATGGTTATGACGAATACATTGTTGAGGTTTTGGACTTCGAGTTTTTGTCTACTGACAAAATTTACTTTGAGGAAAGAGAGAATAAGTTTGGCAACACTGGCTTTTATATGGCTGGTTACAACTACAAGGAGAGAAAGGGTGGTGTTTTTGAAAGAAAGCCTCATTGCCTAGAGGTAACTAATCTTTATGGGGGCATGTACGTTCTTGGTTGTGGCTACCTATTTGACTATGGCCTAAAGACCAACATGCCTAGAAACATGTATGATCTTTCTAAGACAAACCTTTCATACTCGGTAGTTGCTACAAACTTGGACAACATGGTCCCCAAGTCCATGATTGGACACACCAAGGGTTTTGCGGACATGCTGCAGCTCACTCACCTTAAGATTCAGCAAGCCATTGCAAAGGCTAAGCCTGATGGTTTGATCATCGACATTGAGGGTCTTGAAAACGTTCAGCTGGGCAAAGGTGGTGAATTGCAACCTCTTGAGCTTCATGATATTTACGAGCAGACTGGTGTTTTTTACTATAGAAGTAAAAATCCAGAAGGAGGTTTTCAAAATCCGCCTATCAGGGAAATTGGTAATAGCATAAGAAACATTAACGAGCTCATCAATCTTTACAATCACTATCTAAGAATGATACGTGACGTAACGGGTATTAATGAGGCAATGGACGCGTCATCCCCCAAGGGAGACGCTCTTGTTGGAGTTAGGGAGCAAGCTATTGCCGCTGGAAACAATGCGATTTATGACATCACGAACGCTTCTATAATTCTTTTCAAAAAAGTTTGCGAGGACCTGGTTAAGTGCCTTCAGGTTCTTCCTAAGGAATCTGTCGTTTTTGAAGCGTATGCAAATGCTATTGGAAACACCAATATGGATGTGTTGGCCTCGTTTGAGGATCTTTCAATGCACAACTTTGGCGTTGTGGTTAGAAAAGACATGGACGACAGGGAAAGGCAGTTCCTAGAGCAGTCGATCCAGATGTCACTTCAGCAGCAAGCCATAGACCTAGAGGACGCCATGGCGGTAAGGGAGCTTAAGGACGTAGAGCAAGCGGAAAGACTTCTTTCCGTCAGAAGAAGAAAGAAGCAGGCAGAGGCTCAGCAGATTGCACAGCAAAACTCTCAAATGCAGGCTCAGCAGGCTCAACAGGCTGCTCAGCAGGCTTCTCAAGGAAGGCAACAGGAAATGCAAATGGAGTCTCAGATTGAGATGCAAAAGATTCAAGCTAAGGCTCAGGCCGACATACAGGTTGCTCAGGCTTTGCACGAGTTCAAAAAAGAAATCGAAATGATTAAGGCTCAAGCAACCCTAGGCTTTAAGACTGAAGATCAGGAGTTTAAAGAAAAGCTTGAGGTCCTTAAGGAAGACAGAAAAGATGAAAGAGTAGACACTCAGGCAGTAGCGCAGTCAAAGCTTATGAGTCAAAGAAAAGATCAGAGAGGAGAGCTCTCTAAAAACAACGCTTCAGAAATAGCAAGAACACTAACTCAAGATGGCAACAGAACTTAATCTAGACGCATCCTCGGAAATAAATGTTACCACTAAGCGCGGAGACACTCTTTCTTTTGATATTACAGTAAAGGATTCTGATGGTGATCCAGTTGATCTTACCGTTTACAGCTTTGATATGGACGTTAGGTCTACAACAAATCCGAACAAAAGAAATGACGTTGTTCTTTCCACCAGTGTGGGCGGTAAAAATTTGCTTCTAGCGTCTGTCTCAGGTGCTGCCGATGGGACACTTACTGTTTCCGCCTCAAGGGAGGCTATGCAAAATGTAGCCCCTGGAAGCTACATATACGACATCGCAGCAAATCACTCAACCAACTCTACGACAGAAACTTTTTTCTTCGGCACGTTTACTGTAAAGGAAGATGTAACCCCTGGTAGATAATGGCTATAAACTTTACAGAGCCATCAAGAAAAAACGTTACGGCTCAGTTTGAATCACAGGCTTCCACAGAAGTTTCTTCTACTATAGGCGGTCAAAGCGTGAAGTTTACAGTCAGTAGGCCAAACAAGTTCAAGACCCCTACCGTCGGTGACGCGATTGAGCTTAGCGATATTCTTGAAGGAATTGACATTAGGTATGTGGCTTCAACCGCTGGATATAGTCACGGGGATGCAGTAGGGTCGTGGGCTAATTCTGGAAGTCTTTCTGGGTTTGACCTTTTTAATTCTTCAGAGAATTCTCGCCCAACATTTAACATAGGAGATTCCAATAACCCCTTTTCTACTGGGGCTATGAAGTTCGTCTGCAATTCGTCAGATGACTCTGTAAGTCAGCATTTAAGCTGGGGGAATGAGTTTAATTATGCGTCATTTACGGCAAACTCTGAGTTTACCATGTACATGGTTGCCTCTAAGTTTGTTCAGGGGGCACCGAAAACTGCTCTCTCTCCTCTTTGGGTTGACGGAACGACTACAGGTGTGGCCGAAACGAAGGCGTTTCCTGTTTTTTATACTGTTGTAACAACAGGAGGAATTAACACTAGCTTTCAGGGGGATAAGTCGATTTTGGGAGATAGTGACTTAATTCACATAGGTAGCGGTGAATCCACAATGGGTGTGGCGGTCGGAGACCCAGTAATTATGGTCGTAACACTTGACTCAAGTAATAATTTTTCGGGATTTGACTTTAACGCAAAGAATGTTTTTAACGAATCTAAGTCTATAGGCGCTGTTGTTCATGCAGACCCGTCTAAAAAGATTTTTGCAAACTCTTTTGGGGGTCCGTCTCAAAAGCCCAATGGTCCTCGCGTTGCTTCTGGCCCCACTGATGGTGACACCTTTTACGTAGCTGAGTTTGGATACTTTGAAAAAAAGATAGAGGGACAGAAGGCAGCGGCCCTTGGAAGGCTCTTAAAAGAGAAATATCAAATTTCGTAACTTCGCTTCATGCAGTGTATGAAGAACAATAACTCGTCCAGCACCCCTCGAACCGCAAAGAAGGGAGTGAAGCTTAAAATGGGTAAGCATAAGTCGCGATCTGGAGGGCTTACTAAGGCTGGTCGTGAAAAATACAACAGAGAAACGGGCTCTAACCTCAAGGCTCCACAGCCAGGTGGTGGGGCACGTAAGAGATCTTTCTGTGCTCGAATGAGCGGTGTAAAGGGACCTATGAAAAAACCAAACGGCAAGCCTACACGGAAGGCTCTTGCTCTTAGAAAATGGAAGTGCTGAAATGAGGACAATGAAAAACCCATCAGGAGTAAAGCATCTCCTCAATTACCTTGATAAACACAAGGGGCCTCAGTCTAAATTTTCTATGGAGGAGGAGAAGGACCTTCTTTTTAAAGAGTATCGAGCTGGAGAGATGTCATTTAAGGATTATCAAAAGAAACTAGAAGAACTCGTTTTAAAATGAACACCATAAAGTACAACAAAGGAGGAAAGCTCAAGGTGTCTCAGAAAACGGTGTCTGTCGACCCGCCTGAAGGGTATCACTGGATGGAGGAGCGTGGGCGATACTTTTTGATGAAGGGAAACTACAAGCCTCATCCTGGAGCAGTTTCAAAGGCTAAGTTTAAAACCGCTACACACTCTAAGTCATGAAGTGTATGAAGAAAGGTGGCAAGACCAAAAAGCGTAAAGCTCTTGACGCTTGTGCCAGAAAGGTTAAGGCCAGGTATAGTGTATGGCCTTCAGCTTATGCCTCTGGAGCTGTAGCTAAGTGCAGAAAGGTCGGTGTTGGCAACTGGGGAAACAAAAGCAAAAAGAAGTAATGGCTGTTAGAAAAACAGCAAAAGGTCTGGCCCTAAAGCGCTGGTTTAAAGAGGATTGGAGAACCCCTCGGGGCAAAAAGGGATATAGTGGAAAAGACAGGACATTTAGACCTACGAAGAAAGTTTCCTCTAAAACTCCATCTACATGGAGTGAGCTAAGTCCAGGCGAAAAAGCTAGGGCTGCTAAGGAAAAGAAGACGAAAGGAAGGGTTTCTCGCTATAAGGTGAAGGTCAAAAAGAAGAAAGCCAAATAATAGTATATTTGCAAAAACAACCAAACAAAAATGGCAACTACAACTGCAACTATAACGCTTTCTAGCTCAGACTTGACTGGAGATGCGTTGTCTCTTTCAACTTCAGCAACCCTTACTAAGGCTGACTCCGTAACTGGTCTCGATCAGACTACAGGCGTTTCTCGTAAAATCTTTACCGCAACATCACTCGTTAATATTTTCGAGGGTAGCGAATACACAGCTGCAAAGGCTCACAAGATTTACCTGAGAAACCCAAGCACTGTGGCCACAGAGTACTTTACTGTTTCTATCGGTGACAGCGGAGGCACCCCTGAGGAAATGGGAAGGCTTTACGCTGGAGACTGGATGTTCATGCCTTGGAGTGCTCACGATGCCGCTAACGACATCTGCATTACTCCTAGCGTTGCAACTGCCATGACCCTTGAGTACTTGCTCATTTTCGAAGCCTAATGGGTAGTGTAAGGGCAAATATCAGAGTTTCCTCCTCAGACGTTTTAGCTACTGCTGTTGACATTAGCTCTGCAATCACCTTGAATGCAGACAGTGGTAACATCAACCGCGTAAAAATCGTAGCCACTTCTGCTGGAGGCACGGCTCAGATAATCCATAAAGCAAACGAAAAGCTCAACAGAGCTTACATCTATGTGCGCAACCTCGGTACAGAAACCGAAAAGTACGCATACGTGTATGCCGAAACTACCAACGATGACCCAGTATTGGCGAAGCTCGGAGGCGGTGAGTTTTGTTTTATGCCAGTAGACCCTTCTGTTCAACTTCAAGTTTACGGAACTGACGTGGATCAGATTGTTGAGTACGCAGTGTTTGGTCTGGATAGCTCAGCAGTTAGATACGCATAATTAGAAAACATGGCAAAACTT